CACGTGCAGGCGGCCACCTGCCGCCGAAGAACCTCCTTGGCCATCCTGTCTCGCGGCCAACGCACCGCACCGCCGCACCCGGCCGCCCGGCGGCCCAAGGCCCGCAGGTGAAAGTACGCCCTGGCTATGGCGTCACAGCAAAACCGCCTCCACCCGGCTTCGCAGTGCTCAACAATCCCCTGGTCGTCGTAGTCCGTTACGGCGACGTCTCGCATTCAACCTCCCGGTGGTTCCAAGAAGCCGGAACGCAAGGTGCCCTCGTTGATCTCCGGCCAGACCTCGAGGGAGTGGATTGCCGCCATGACATTCCACGCCGCATGACCCAAGTGATCCTCCGCCCTGTCCCCTCCAAGGAACATGTACAGGTGCCTGATGGCGTGATTGAGCATGTCGTTTGCGGGCATGCCCTTCTCCCAGTTGAAGTCGCCGTACTTCTGCGCACCTTCCGCACACGCCCGTGCCACCGCTGCCAATCCAACCGGCGTAATGAGGTCATAGCGAGTCTCCTCAGCATCGCTCGACCGCACCGCACCGCTCTCGTACATCACCTTCGACCGCTCCACAGTCTTCATCGGTACAACTCCTTAAACCTCTTCTCGAACTGCTCCTTGGCATGCGCCCATCCACAGGGCACTACCACAACTGCCGCAGGCTGGGCATCGATTCCCCAGTCGTTGTTCACCGTTATGAGGTCTCGCTTCTCGGCCATCAGGGCCTGCCGGTCGGCCACGTGAACGGCCCCTGGCATCGGCCACTGGAGGCCGAAGTGCGTGGCGATCGACCGCTGGACGTCCTCCTCAAGCTCGCGATAGCCGTCGAGCATGGACTTGAGCGGCGTGGCAACGTCCCCCAGGTATGCCTCGCTGGCGTCGTGCAAAAGCCCCCAGAGGGCATGCTCAGGCGGGGTCAGCTCACTGACCAGAACGCTGTGCTGGGCGACCGAGTAAGGCACCCGGCTGTGCCCAGTAAAGCGATTGATGCAAGCAAGAGCGTGGGCGATGTCCGGGAGCCGAACGTCACTCGGCCGGAAGTGCGACAAGTCAATGAGCTTGCCGGTGTAGGTCTGCATGATCGTCTTCTTCATTCCTCGCCTCCCACTACGAGCTGCTCTGGGGTCCGCAGGGACTTGGCTGGCACGAAGTACGCCTCTCCGTAGCCGCCATGATTGGCAGTGAACGCATCCTGCTTGGCCTCTTCGCCTACGCACCAGCCTTGAATCTCAAAGCTGCTGGGGCCGCCCGTCACCAAGACGAAGACATCCTCACTCTTGTCCTGGGGTCGCACGATCAGATCGTGGTCGTGCCTTGCTCGGGTCCGAACCTGGATGCGACCAACGTCGCCGCCACGCTTGAAGGTGTTGACGCTGCCGTTCCAGTACCTGTTCGTTGCCTTGGCGAACGCGCACTCGCCCAGCGCACCAAGGATGTGGATGCCCCAGTCGTCGGGCACCGTGCTGCGATTCTGACACTGCTTGCGCATCGCCTCGACGTTGCGAGAGACGCCAACCAGTGCGGCCCGACTGACCTCGAACCACTCAAGATCTACCTTCATTGCCCCTCCTTGGGCCGGTAGCCCAACGCCCACAGGATGCGAGACAGGTCGCGCCCCTGCTGGGTGACATGCTCCTCGTCATGCGTGGGATTTGCCGCATGAAGGAATTCGTGGATCTCGATTTCAAGCCGCTTGCGGCCAGACAGTCGCTCGTCGATCAGGATTCGCTCAGGCGTGCTTGGAGTCTTCGGCGTCTTGACGAACGCATAGCCGTCCGCAGACCCACGAAGCCGGGCGTATCGCCACAGCCATCGCACCTTGTTGATGAGAAACTCATGATTCTTAGGCATCACATCCCTCCTTGAATCTGCTGCACGAACTGCTGGATCTGCTCAAGCGGAAATGTCACCAGCCATTCCGCGTCGTTCTTGCGATGAAGCACCACAGGCACAAGCGCCCCGCACTGCTCCCTCGACTTATCCATCACCTCAGTGAGGTTCAGCTTTTGCACCCGCTTGACCTCCAGCCACAGGCCCGGGAGGCCAGGAGCAATCAGGTCGGACGCACTCTCGGTGCCGCTGTGCTGCTGTGCCCGACGAGCCAACGACTTCGGCAGCAAGCGATTCAGCTCACTGGCGGCCTCGAGCTCCCCGACCTTGCCCTTGCGGCGACTGTTGATTGCCATGTCGATCAGCTCCTGCGGAATCCCATTGCGGCTGCGATGCCAGAGAACGCGTCCCGGATACACCTCCGGGCCGTAGCCAAGATGCCTGCGGTGCCGCAGGCTGGCGAGAAACGTCGGGTCGTAGTGGGAGTCATCCACCTCACGCTTGGCAGCAAGGCACATCCCTGGCGTGAGGTTATGCACCCCGCCTGAGTGAAGACCGTGATGGCACCACATGCACAGACGCAGAAGGTTTCTGCGGTCGTGCTTCCTTCCGGCGCCTCCGACGAGATGGTGAATGTGAAGCCGTTCTCGGCTCCAGCACACCGCACAAAACTGGAACTTGTCAGCAAAGGCAGATAGCACAGCATGGCTCACTCCTCCTCCTCCGAGACTGCTCGGGCTAGACGCAGGACCGCACCGTCAAACTCCAGGGCGTCTTCGCGGGACTGCAAGATCACCGACCACCGAATCAGCGGCGATCCGCCCGGGTCGCGAACGTCAGTGATTTCCTCAACGAAGACCGGCCGCCGCCGCCGGAGGCGTCCAGCCAATCGGCCAGCCGTTGCTAGGTCGTCGTTGGAGGTCATCAACTTTCCGATCGCCCGTGACAAAAATTTCATCTGCCCAGCCACCCTTTCTTTCTGTTGCGCTAAGTCCTGTGTCATGGAGGCCCTGTCTGTTGCTTGAAGGCTCGCAATGGGTGGACGGCGACTAATCCCCAGCGTGATGCTGGGGTTAGCCGCCACCCTGTCCGCTGCTCGTTAGGACGCTTTCGGGTGTCCTCCTTGCCGCAGGGGCGGAGGCTTGCGACCTGCTTATCGAGCATCCTGCTGCCCGCGTGACTTGGCCCTGTCGCTTGCGGCTGGCCGTACCCACTTTCGTCACGATCCCTTCTGGTCGTGGGTCATGCGTCTGCGTGCCAGAGGTTTTCCCAACCCACGCAGCCGTTTAAGTTGTCTGTCAGTGCTTGTTCGGCTTGACTCTCCTCAGGAGGTTGAAGTCGGCGTACTGTTCGCCAATGGCAAGGTTGATCCAACTGCGGCCCGCTGCCTTGGCAAACGGCACGCAGAGCAGTAGCCCGGTCGATATGTTCGTGATAACGAACGCATCGACCTGAGTCGCGTCATATCGCAACTGCTTGCGGCCGCCACGCGATATGCGCACCCGGGATCGGTTCTTCCCGGAAGTGCGAGCCGTTGCCTTGACTTGGATCCGCCAGCAGCGGCGACCATCCAAGGCCAAGATGTCATAGCCGTCATCAATGATCGGGAGAGCGACTTGATAGCCGGAGCGCAGTAGTTGCGCCACAGCCAGCGACATGCCGATCTCACAGATGTAACGTCCATCAGACAGTCCCTTGCCCATGCCGCCCCTCAGTGAGTGGCCGTCGCTTCCTTGCGCTTAGCCAGTGCGTGCCGTACCGCAGACTTGAACGGAGAGTCCTTCTTGGTCGAGTCCAGCACCCAGGCCAGATAGCTGGCAGGAAGGCTGTCGATGGGCTGGCCCTTGTACTTGCCGTAAAGCATCCGCCAGCCACGCTTCTTCTTGCCCTCCGGCTCGGAGAACAGGTCGCGGGTCTCATGGTCGAAGGTCACGCCGACGACCAGGCGCTTCCGCTTCTCGATCAGTTCCTGTGCCTGGAGGGCCAGTTCGGCATGTTCCATTTCGTCGGCCTGACGCATGGCCTCAACGGCATCGACGCCATCAGACGTCAGGAGATCCCGGATCGTCTGCCGCCGCTTGGCCGACTTGCGGCACTTGGCATCCAGAACGTCCAGGGCCGAGAGCAGTTGGTGGCTGCGGCTGGCGTCGGTGATGTCGTACAGGTTGAACGTGGGCTTGTCGCTGTTCCGAATGGCCGCCAGCCGCTCGTCGCGGGTCATCTCGGAGTGAACGACTCCCGGCAGCGGACGGGTTCCGCGACCGAGCCGTTGCTCATAGCGTGAGAGGCTGCGTGTCGGGGCCGCCATATAGATGTTTCGCAGCCTTGGGAAATCCCAGCCGTACCCCAGGACGCCCACGTTGATGATGATGTTGGTCTCGCCGCCAACGAAAGCATCCATGTTCTCCTTGCGAACCAGCGGGTTCTGCTTGGAGTGGACGATGGCCACCTTCGCCCCGTACCGCTGGAACACTTCCGCCAGTAGGCTGGCCTGCCGAACGTGAGCGGCGTAGATCACAGAGGGCTGGCCCTTGTGCGTCTGGAGGACGAGGCTCGAGACCTCCTGGGCGAAGTGTTCGGCCGCGAGTACAGCAGCCAGTCGCTCCTCATTCCACTCGCCCGCAACGTCCTCGACCAGCGAGAGGTCGAACGACTT